AGTAACGGTTTCGGTCAGGTTTTGTTCGCTAAGCAGCGCCCACTTACCGGCGCGGTGTGCCTGACCTTGGCTGTAGCACCCCAGTGCCTTGATGTCTTTGTTGATAATGCCGTATTTGCTGACCGCATCAGCATCTTCGACGTACTCGTATTCAACTTCACCCAATGTGTCGTAAGACTGCCACGCAACGGTCGCGCAGGTGTGGCGTGCTTTTTGTGATGTGCCGCTGTAAGTAAAAAAGCCATCAATAACGTTGCTTGGTCCAAGTACGTATTGGGAGTCGGCTGGTTTGTCCTGCAGCAGCACCAAGGAACCAGCGCCGTAATACGCAATGCCACGGAACAGGCTGGTCATCTCTTGGATGACGGTATAAACCTCGTCGCGGCTGTTAATTAGTAGGTTGCAGGAGAAGCGTGGTTCCAATCCGTTTTTGCCGTCGTCAACAAGCTCGTTGCAGTATTGGCTGATGGCAAAAAAGTCATATTTGTCGAGGCTGCTGGCGGGGATTGACGCGCCGTAACGAGTGTTGGTCAGCAGATCGAATAGACACCATGCGGGGTCGTTGCACCATTGCGCTGCACCAAACGTGCCGTTCCACACGCCGGCATAGGTGACGCGCCCGATGTAATTTGTGGTATCAACAGTAGCGTTTGACGGCAACTGGATTTTGATGCCACGAATTAAATATTTACGGGCAGGAATGTTGTTGAAGTTGCGTGCATCAAATCGCAGGCCAACAAGTGCGCTGTTTGGGTAACGCAGTTTCTCGTCGATAATTTCTGTGTACGAAGACCAGAAGGTTTCGTTTTGGCGCTTAACAGAGGACTCGTCTGCGCTTGTACGGGTGACGCGAATATCTACAGGAAATGCGCCAGCGACCTGAATCATGTAGTCGCGCTGGTACAGGCTACTTGATTTGCCGCTAATCGTGTCACTTAAAACATCGGTGTAGCCACCACCGTTGTACTGAATTTTGATGTTCAGTGAAACTGAGTGACCAACAATGTCGCCGTCGTCCTCAATAATTTGAAGTGCCGGTACGTTGATTGTGACACGCACTCTATCAACGGCGGTGTCAGTAATTTGCCTAGTAATAGGCGTGGATGCAAACAGCTCAACACCAACTGCCTCTTCTGATTCTGTTGCGTTAGCTGCACCACCAATGGCGGTTTGAACTTGTGAGCCATTGCGCAAGGCAATTTGGTATCCACGAAAATTATCGTTGCCGGCAGTATCTTTAACCGGCGTGCCATCAAGAAAGATGCTATTTGCACCATTGTCCAGTCCTTGTATCTCGCCCTCGCAAATAAGATCTAGTACGGCGGCATACTGAACCGACTGCAGTGTGTCATCACCTTCTACCGGCGTGCGTTGTCCACCGCCGCCACCGCCTTTGCCACCACCGCCACCGCCGCCACCAGAGCCAGCAATACCAACACCCAAGCCGGCATTGTGAACGCGGATGCCGCCGGCAATAAAAGTATGGTGCCCTTCAACCGTCAGGTTGTAGACGGTGCCAGTGCAGAACTCCGTTTTGCTAACGATGGGGCGTAAGTGCCCGTTGCGGTCAACAAGGCAGTCATCAGCGCCAAGCGTGTCAATTTCGACAAAGGCGTTGAACTGGTTGAGTACCCAGTGGTTGGGCGTGGCGTCTAATACTTGACCGCCCCAGAGCCGGTAACACAGAACGCGCTCGTTGTCGTGCTCGTGAACTTTGAGCACCTTGGCTTCGTGGATCGCACCAGCATCGTCAAAGCTCAGAACCAGATCGCCTGGCTGCAATTCATCAATGCGGCGTTCACCTGTTGGCGTGGCGACGAGGGTGTGTCCCAAGAAGCAGCCGCCGCCACCACCGCCACCAGAACCTTGTATTTGGGATGTGCGGTTTGTCATTTACTGAAAAAGGCAAAGTCGCTTGGTGTCGGTTTAGACGGCGAGTTGGGGCTGAACTCAACATCTAGACCGCTGGATATAACAGCAGAGCCGACAAACAACCTGCCGTAGGCGATTGGTACAGGCAAACCTTGCTTTGCCGTGTTGACGATGCCGCTAAAACTAAATGATTCCAGCTTGGCTGCATCGCGCCCGCGTTCAAAAGACGAAAACTGCGGTGTTGGCGAAATGGCTTGGGAAATGCCGCTAAAAATTAAATACGCTCCTAATCCTCCGACAAGAGTTGACGCTGCACTCAACGCTGCTGTAGTAAAAAAACCAGTAGCTGTTCCGGCAACTAAAGCTGTGCCTGTTGTGGAAGTAAAGGCACCAGCCCCTAAGCCTAAAAATCCCGCCCCTAAAGGCGCCGCAACAATCGCCAATGCAACCAAACCTATGCCAGCCAAAATTTGCCCCGCGCCTTGCCCTGCACCAGCAATAACCGGAGTAATGCTAAAAACTTCGCGTTCGCTAAAAGGACAAACAATTAGCTGCACGTTATTGTCAACGATTTTTTCCTTGCCGATAGTAACGCGGTAACCTACACCGTTCTGTTCACTATCAATCAACCACTTTTCAAGACCTGGAAAGTTGACGCACAACGCTTTCAGCACTTGGGCTGGCGTATCGGCGTCGAACTCAAAACGGCACTGCCCCAACTTTTTGCGGAGTGCGCCGTAGACCTTAACGACTTTCATGCCGCAGGGCGCAGGCGGTGCTTTTTACATAGTAGCTGCCATACACATCACGGCTACTGAGTCGTCCCTGCAAATGATGCAGCACGAGCTGGTCGCCTAGGTAAATGGCGGCATGGTTTGGCAGCGGCGAGGAGAACTGCATCAAGATGGCATCGCCATACTGCAGATCCTCAAACGGAATCTGGCGGAAGCCCTCGTTGGCAAAGTTGTCCATGTACAGACTCTCGCCTCTTGTCCAAAACTGGTCGCGGCGGTCGTAGTCCCGCAGATCCAATCCGAACTCGCGCTTGTACCAGTCGCGGCACAGGCTGTAGCAATCCACAATGCCGAAGACAAACTCACGCCCCACGTAGGGCAGTTCAAAGCCTTCCGGCTCGCAGTAGCCCCATTGCTCAGTCTGCGGATTGATGACGTGCCAAGGCAAGCCGGATTTTTCGCAGGCAACGCGATCAGCTTGCGACGGGGCGTGGTTCGTTTTGGGATGACTGTGTACGACTGCCACGATCTCGCCCAGATCCTCGATTTCGGCATACTGCGCCGCGTCAAGGACAAAGTGCTCGCTGGGGGTATCTGCCAAATTGCGGCAGGGGAAATACCGCTTACGACCTTTGACGACCGCAACCAAACCGCATGATTCCTTAGGAAATTCGGCTTGTGCGTGCTCCAGTGCTTTTGCCTTAAGGCTGTCCGATAACTTCATGAGATAAGACCGGCGGACGGGAAGCTGCCGAAGGGTAATTCCGCTGTCTCCCCGAATCGCAACTTGCACGAGCTGAGCCGCTTGCCGCAACGGTCTTCGGCCAACACGCCGACAGTGTTGTCGTTGACATCAAAGTAGTTGCTGCCTGTGTAGCCGCACTCACCGCTTCGGTATTGCCACTGGCAAATATTGGCAATGATCTGCCGACGAGGAATTTTGATGCCCGCCAAATCAAACTTGCTTGCCAATTCAAAGCTAACGACATCGCGGCTTTCGCTTGCTTTGCGATCGATAAACCAGATCTCATCAGGGAACTTGGCATACGGATCGGCGCCAGTTTCACCGTCTAAGTACTTTTTCAGCGTGCGGATACGTGTGACCTTGGCACCGCCCAGATCGTTGCCTGCAGTGGTTGCGTTCACCAGCAGCAGCAACGTTGTGATGGTGCCGCCTAGGTTGGCAATAGTCAGCGTCGGGCGCGGCAGCGTCCCAGTGTTGCTGTAGTCAAAGCCTTCCGCCTTGATCGGCAGCCGCGTGTATGCATTGCCGTTCCAAATGATGTTGCCCGTGACGTTGGCATTGGCGCCATTGTGGAAGCGGTACACATCACTGCTGCCGTGCAACGTTGCATCAAGCTGCAGCTCAAACAGTTCAATGATCGCGCTAGGTGCGATCGCAGCCAGCTCATCAAAGACGCTGCTAATCGCAACCCAAGTGACCGTGCCATCGACAATCGTGCTGCCAATATCCGTTGGCCACGTAGGTTGAGTAGCGCCGCTAGTGCCAGCAACTTGGCACTGGAACACCAAGCCAGAAGCCTGCAGCGTGGTGGCGCGAACGATGTTGCCAACGCTGTAGCTATTAGTAGCAGCCCAAGATGCGTATGCCATCAGGGTTCAAATACTTCGCGGAACGTCGCCGTAATTGTTGCCCGACCGTTATATGTAATCGTTTTGTCCCACTGCGGGCAGACCCATTTATAAGTCACTGCCTCATCAGGAGGCGCCCACTCAAACGCGGCATTGTCGTCTGCACGCGCATCTAGAAACGCTTCAATGGTGTCACTGTTGGCTTCAGTGATGTTCTGCCATGTCAGGGTCCATACCTTTGGATTTTGGTTTAGACCGTAGGTTAGACGCTGCTCATAGCCATCACCGAACTGAACCGTGCGGACAATCGGTTGGTTGGCCTTAGAAGCGCCGTAGGTTGGGTTGATAGCAGGAAAGGTAGCCATTAAGAGAGCAAGCCTCCTGGGCGCTTCTGTTTAATCAATTCTTGCTGTACCGCAAGACCAATCACCTTGCCGAGCTGGCTTGCCTGTCCAGGATCGCCCTGCACGCTACTACCGCCAGCGTCTACGTTCACCACCACGTTACCCATGCCACCAAAGCTGCCAGCAGGTGCGATACCACCGCTGCGACCCGGCATGAACAGTTCGGGACCACGCTCGCCTACCAAATACCCCTGACCAGCCATAACAGAACCGCCATTGGCACGCGGCCTAAACAAACCGCCGAGTAAGCCACCACCCGTGCCCGTACCAGACAATGCGCCGAACAAAGCAAGGTTGACAGCAACGTCCAGCAACCTATTTGCAATGTTGTTCAATAAATTTGTTGCGACCTCCTGAAGTGTTTTGGTGCCATCAATAGCGCCTTGGATAGCCTCAACAACGCCGCTCTTAATGCTGTTGCCAACATCGGCATAAATTTGTTTTAACTGCTCAGCCTGTTCCGCTTGCCGCTTAAGTGCTTGGTTGCGTTCCAGTATTGCTTTTACTTCTCCTTCATTCAATCCTTTGGTGTCTTTCAATATGTCACGCAACTGCTGTTGTAAGATCACTTCTGCTTCATTGCCATTTATTCTTGCCTCCAGTATTTTCTGCTCGTCCATAAGTTGCTGAACACGTTGTACGCCGGTTTCACGCTGTTGCAGGTCGTACTGAGCAAGTTCCTGTGCTGTTTGGATTTGGCTTTGTTTTAATTTTTCAGCAATTTTTGCAATACCAATTTGCTTATCAGCCAACGGTACAGAACTCTGTTCAATCGCATATGCCTGATGAAGAAGTTCTGTCTCACGGCCTATTCCTTCAAGCCTGATTCGATCCTCTTCATTTTTAGCAATCGCTGCCTGAGCTAGCAAACCTTGTAATTGAGTTTGCTGTTGAAGCAGCGCAAGCTCACGAGTAAGCTCAGGTACTTGGCTTTCGCGCGGCTTTTTACCT